TTAATGGCCTGAACCGTATCTTCGGTGCGGTCGGTGAATACGGCCTGGGCCAGAATTTCGACAGAAGCGGCCGGTGGCGCGCCTTCGATTCCGGCGCGCATGCCGTCAGCGGCGTCACTAATCGCGCCAGCATTCCGGCCGGCGCGCGGCACCCGGTCGGGTGGAAACTTCCTACCAAAGCCGGCAGCCTGGCCAGCCACAACGAAGCCGAAGGCAGCAGCACCGGCAGCCTATCGCTGGCCTCGGGCCGCAACATGGCCGCCACGGCTGACGGCAGCAGCACCGCCGGCGCCGCGCTGCAATTGGTCGTATCCATGCAGGGCACGGCGGCAGGTGTAGCCACCGCCGAGGCCAACGTGCTGGCCGCGCTGGGCATGGCCGGCAGCAGCGCCGGCAGTTGCACAGTGAGTGCCACCATCGGAGCACTGGCCTGGGCCGCCGGCAGCACGGCCGGCAGCTGCACCGCCACGCTCACGCCCTACGCCACCGGGCGCCTGTACGGCAGCATCAGCCCCTTCACCGAGCTGTCGCCGGAAAACCTCGCCAGCGCCGTGATCGCCGCCGCCGAGGCGTCGCCGATCGCAGCCGACATCCGCAAGGTCAACGCCTACACCATCGACGGCGACGGCAGCGGCACACCCTGGGGGCCGGTGTAAATGGCCAGCGCCTGGGGTGATGCCTGGGCCGGTGCCTGGGGTGATTCATGGGGCGAACCCGCCACCGACCCCAATGCCCTGCGCGGCACCGCGCACGGCAGCAGCAGCGCGCAAGCCGTGCTGGGCGCCATTGCCTGGCTGGCCGGCAGCAGTGCCGGCAGCAGCACCGCGCAGGCGTATCTGGAGCTGGATGGTGGCGCCGTGCCGCCAGCGCCGACTTTTGGCGGCAGCGCACGGCTGCGCACGCGGCGCCGGGCGCCGTTTGTAGTGCAGATGCCGCCCTGGACGCCCGCGCGCCAGCCGGTGGAAGACGTTGAAGTCCTGTGCCTGTTGGGCATGATCTAAGGAGAATGAAATGGACCACCTGAACTGCGGGCTGATCGAGCTCAAATTCGCGGCCGGCAGCGGCCCCGCCGCCATGAGCTTTGAAGGCTACGGCGCCGTCTTCGGCAACGTCGACGCCGGCGGCGACCTGATCGAACCGGGCGCCTTCGCCGGCTTCCTGGCCGACGTCAAGGCCGGGCGCCAGCCCTGGCCCGCCATGATGTCGCAGCACGGCGCCATGGGGCTCACCAGCGAAGACCTGACCCCCATCGGCGTCTGGACCGACTTCGCCGAAGACGGTCACGGCCTCAAGGTGCAAGGCGTGCTGGCCGATACCGCGCGCGGCATCGAGATGTACAAGCTCATGAAAATGACGCCGCGGCCGGCCATCGATGGCCTGTCCATCGGCTATATCGCCAAGGAAGCCATCCCGCGCAGCAGCCCGGACGAACCGCGCCGCCGCCTGAAGCGAGTCGACCTGATCGAAGTCTCGCCCGTCACCCGGCCGATGAATGGCAAGGCTCGCGTCACCGGCGTCAAGGGCATCGAAGAATTGACCAGTCTTTCCGAAATTGAAAGCTATCTGCGTGAGGCAGGCGGCTTTTCCCGCAATGAGGCCAAAACCCTCATTGCTCGCATCAAGAAATCCACCGGCGACGATGCCGGCGACGACTTGGCGCAAATCACCGCAGCCCTCCGGGGCAACCTCAACCGCATGAAAGGAATCCAGTCATGAAAACCAGTTACTTCAAGTTTGCGTTCGTCGCCCTCCTGGCGATCGCCGCTGGCTGTGCCGTTGCCGGCACGCCGATCGTCAGCCCCGAATACATCGCCAGCCTCGGCGCTGGCGCCATGTTCCTTGGCGAAACCTCGCTGCTCGAGATCAAGGGCCTGATCGACAAGCAAGGCGAAGCATGGGAAGAGTTCAAGAAGACCAACACGCAGCTCATCGCCGCCAAGGCCGACGGCAAGGCCGTGGGCGATCTTGAAGCCAAGCTCGCCACCCTCGGTACCGCCATGGACAAACTCGCCGACGATCGCAAGATGATCGAAGACTTCATGGCCAAGGCCACCGCGCCCGGCGCCGGCGGCAGCAAGGAAGACAAGGACCTGCAGGCCGAAGTCAAAGGCTTCAACCTCATGATGCGCGCCGAGTTCCAGAGCAAGGGCAAGCCGATCCCGGCCGCGCTCGATGCCGACGGCTACACGGCCTACAAGAGCGGCTTCTTCAAGCTGGTTGCCGGCGTGCAGGTCGATGGCCTGGATGCCGACGAGCGCAAGGCCATGCAGGCCGGCAGCGATCCGGATGGCGGCTACCTGCTGCCGCACTCCACGGTCGGGCGCACCATCGTCAAGCTCTTCGAGCAATCGACCATGCGCCGCCTGGCCTACGTGCAGACCATCGGCACCGACAAGATCGAAGGTATTGTCGACAACGACGAAGCCGATGCCGGTTGGGTCAGCGAACTTGGCACGCGCAGCGACAGCGGCACGCCGCAAGTCGCCAAGTGGGAGATCTCGGCGCATGAGATGTATGCCATGCCCAAGATCAGCCAGAAGCTGATCGACGACGCCGCCACCGACGTCGAAGGCTGGCTTGCCGGCAAGGTCGCCGACAAGTTCGCTCGCGTCGAAGGCACGGCATTCTGCTCCGGTACCGGCGTCGGCCAGCCGCGCGGCCTGTTCGCTTACACCACGGCGGCCACCGGCGACGACACCCGCGCCTGGGGCCAGTTCGAGCACGTGGTGACGGGCGCCAACGGCGACTTCCACACCACCAAGGCCGATCCCTTGCAGGACATTATCGGCGCGATGAAGGATCAGTACCTGCAGCGCGCGCAGTGGCTCATGCGCCGCGAGGTGCGGACCAAGATCCGCAAGATGAAGGAAGCCACCAGCGACCGTTACCTGTGGGAGCCCAGCCTGCAGGCCGGTCAGCCCGATCGCCTGCTCGGCTACGGCGTGAACATCGACCAGTACGTGCCGACCATCGCTACGGGTTCGCTGTCCCTGGCATTCGGTGATTTCGCCGAGGCCTACACCATCGTCGACCGCGTCGGCATGCGCACGCTGCGCGACCCCTACACCGCCAAGCCCTACGTGGTGTTCTACACCACCAAGCGCACCGGCGGCGGCGCGGGGAACTACGAAGCGGTCAAGTTCCTGAAGTTCTCGGCCTAATAGGGCGGGGGCGGCTGCGGCCGCCCCGTCTTACCTCATCCTGAAAGGAATCGCATCATGAAAAACAATGATCTGCACAGCAACATCAAGGCGCTCACCGCCCTGATCCCGACCGCGCTCGGTGCCACCGGCGCCAATGCCGGCGCCATCATCGATCGCCAGGGCTACGGCGGCGTCGAGTTCCTCGCCACCTACGGTTCCATCACCACCACCGGCACCGTCGTCACCGCGGTCGTCAAAGAGGGTGATGTCACCGGCACGCTCACCAGCGTCGCCGACGACGACCTGATCGGTACCGAAACGCTGGCTTCGCTCGTCGCCGGCGCCCGCGTCGCCGGCACCGGCAAGGAAGTCACCAAGCGCGTCGGCTACAAGGGCACCAAGCGCTACGTCCAGATCAGCCTCAACGGCACCGGCACCACGTCGGTCGGCGTTGTCGCTGCCACGGCGATCCTGCACAGCCCGGAAGTCGCGCCGGTCAGCAACCCGTAAGCACCACGCACCAGCAACCCGGAAGGGCGGGCGAGTCTTCAGGATCACCCGCCCTTTTTACTTAACAAGACGAAAGCCACCATGCACGTTGCCATCCTCGGCCTCGGCCCCTCGGTCAAGCAATACCTCGAGATCACCAAGCGCTTCGGTGGTCGGCGTGCCTATTGCGACGAGACCTGGGGCATCAACGCGCTGGGCGACGTCTTTGCGTGCGACCGCATCTTTCACATGGACGACGTGCGCATCCAGCAGATCCGCGCCGACGCCCGGCCCGACTGCAACATCGCACGCATGCTCGACTGGCTCAAGACCACCACCACGCCCGTCGTCACCAGTCGCGCACACCCCGATTACCCGGCCTTGGAAGAATTCCCGCTGGCCGATGTGCTCAACCGCTTCCCGCTCGGCTACTTCAACAACACCGCGCCCTATGCCGTGGCCTATGCCCTGCTCAAGGGCGCCAAGAAAATCAGCCTCTTCGGCTGCGATTACACCTACGACAACGTCGTCGATGCCGAAAAAGGCCGCGCCTGCGTCGAATGGTGGCTCGGCGTCGCCGCCGAAATGGGCGTCGAGATCGCCATGCCCAAGACCACCAGCCTGATGGATGCCTACCACAGCCAGCCCGATCGCTTTTACGGCTACGACACACTGGACCTCGACATCGACCGCGACGACCAGGGCCGAATCATCATCATGAAGACCGAGCGCACCGCGCTGCCGACCGCCGAGCAGATCGAGGCCAGCTACGACCATTCCGCCCCGATCGCGCAGCAACATTGCCGCGCCGGTGCAGACGTATCGACAAAGGCCGCGCTATGACCCTCATCGTCGCCCCCACCGCCGAACCACTTACGCTGGCCGAGCTCAAGTCCCAGCTCGGCATCAAGACGGACGATCAGCTCAGCGATTCCGTTTTGCTGCGCCGCATGGCCGAGGCACGCAAGTGGGCCGAGGGCTATACCCAGCGCAGCTTCATGCCGCAAGTGCATGAGTTGCGGCTGGATACCTTCCCGGCAAATGGCGAGATCCGGCTGCCCCTGCCGCCGGTGACCGAGATTGTCTCGGTCAAGTACATCGCCGACGATGGCACGCTCACTACTGTCGACGCCGCCGACTATGCGCTCGACACCGCCGGCCCCGTGCCGTTTGTGCGCCCGGTATATGGCGAGACCTGGCCCAGCCCGTGCGCCGAATCCAGCGCCGTGCGCGTGCGCTATGCCGCCGGCTACACCGTCACCGCGCTGGCCGCCACCACGGCGCTCTCCGCCATTACCGCAGCCAACCCCGGCGTTGTCACCAGCGCCGCGCACGGCTTTGCCGATGGCGACCTGCTGCAGCTCGATATCGCCGGCATGACCGAGCTCGATGGCCTGCTCTACAGGGTGCGTGCCGCCGAAACCAACACCTTCCGCTTGGCCCATGTCAGCGGCGCGCGCGCGATCTCCACCCTGGACAACACCGCCTTCACCAGCGGCACGGCGCAAAAGGTCGCGGTCGAGGTCCCCGAGATCCTGATCGAGGCCATCTGCGTGCTGGTGGGTCACTGGACCAACTACCAGGCGCGGCTTGAATCCGGGCAGTTCGTTACCCGCGTGCCGCTGGCCGTCGAGCAAATGCTCGACAGCGAAAAAATCTGGAGCATCGCATGAGCCACGCGCGCCAGCAGATTCGCGCCGCCGCCCGTGCCATCCTGGCGGCATCGGCCACGCACTGGAGCCTGGTGCTGGGCTCGCGCCTGCCCACCTCGCGCGCCGTCATGCCCTACCTGATGGTGTTTTCCGATGGCGAACCGGCGTTGCCGGCGACCGACAACGCCCCGCTGATCAGTCAGCGCGACATGAGCCTGATTGTGGCCGGCCGCCTGCGCGTCTCCGGTAACAACGACAACGAGACCATCGAAGACAGCATGGATGACCTCGCCGCTGAGGTTGAATCCACGCTCACTTTTGCCGCACTGCAGGCGCAGCTCGCCCAGGTGCAGCGCTTGTGGCTCACCAGCACCGAAATGGTCGTGGTGCTCAGCGAAGAAGGCCAGCCGCAGTACGCCGAAGTCACCCTGGCCTTCGTCGTTCGCTACTTCATCCAGGAAGGCGTCCCCGACACCTTGCTGTAAGCCGCACCCGCAATTTCAGCAGCGCCAACCCGGCCCGCACGGATCTCCGTCGCGGGCTTTTTATTGCCGAAAGGAAAGAACCATGAGCCTGACTATCCACACCAATTCCGGCCTGGCGATGCTGATGCAGTCCGCCATCGCCGCCGCCAAGACCATCACCGCCGCGACCAACGCCGACCCCGGCGTGTTCACCAGTGTCGCCCATGGCTACGCCGACGGCGACATCATCCTGCTCGAAGTTGATGGCATGCCCGAGCTGAACCAGCGCCTGTTCCAGGTCTATGCCAAGGCCACCGACACCTTCCAGCTCGAAGACGTCGACGGCGCCAGCGGCATCGACACCACCAGCCTCGGCACCTTCCTCAGCGGTACCGCCAAGAAGTTGACCATGGGCACCAGCGTGGTCGGCGTGCAGGACTTCAATCCGTCCGGCGGCGATCCCAAGATGACCGACACCACCACGGTGCATGACATCAACGACCGCCAGATGGTCAATGGTGCCTCGGCCATGTCCTACGGCCTCACCATGCAGTGGGACCCGGCCAACGCCGGGCAGCAGGCCATGCTGGCCGCTTACAAGGCTGCCGCGTCCAAGGGCTTCAAGATCACCTGGCCCAACGGCCGCACCTGCATGTTCTATGGCACCGTCGGCTTCACCGGCATGCCCGGCGGCGGCAAGCAGGCCGTCACCACCACCACCTGCGCTGTCGCCCTCGAAGCCGATCCCACCTACGGTTCCTGATCATGAGCAAGGACCTCATCGAGCGCCTGCGCCGCGCCCGGCAGACCGGCGTGGTTTCCGGCGGGCGCAGTTTCACCATCCGCCGCCCCACCGATCTCGAAATGCACGACCTCGGCGGCCGCATGGATCAGCGTGAGCTGCTCACGCGTTTCGTGATTGGCTGGGGCGCTTTATCCGAGCTTGATCTCGGTGTGCCTGGCGGCGGCCCGGACCCGGTGCCCTTCAGCCCGGAGCTGTGGGCCGAATGGATTGCCGATCACCCTGAGCACTGGGATGACATCGGTCGCGCCGTGGTCGAGTCCTACAAGGCACATAAGGCCGATCAGGAGGCCGCCGCAAAAAACTCGGTGCCTGGCTCGGCAGCCTGAAGCTGCCGTTTCCGCCAGGCGCCCCACCGGACGACGCCCATCTGGCCGTGCAGGCCTGGAACCTTATGGGCGGCGAAATCAACTGGAGCGCGATGGATTTCATCTGCGAGCTGCTCGGCATCACCGATGTCGAGCGCCTGCTGGTGCAGCTCGTCGCCATCCGCGACAAGGACAAGAAGCGTGAGTGATCAGGTACTCGCCGTCAGCGGTCTGCAGGAAACCCAGCGCACGCTCTACACCTACTCGCAGCAGATGGGCGATCGCGTCGTGCGCATGGCGCTGCGCCAGGGCGCCAACCATATCCTGCGCGGCATCCGCGAGGCGGTTCCGGTCAAGACCGGCCTGCTCAAGCGCCGTGGCTTTCGCGTCGCCAACAGCCGCATCCACAACGGCCGCCGCGCCAGCGAGCTGATCGGGCTTTACATCAGCCTGCGCAAGGGCAAGGGCGATCCGTTCTATGGGCGATTCCAGAACGATGGCTTTCGCGCTGGCAGCACCCGCGTTCCCGGCAAGGGCTTCGTTCAGCGCAGCTTCGAAGATCGCAAAGAGACCGCCGTGCAGCTCATCGTTAATGCCGCTGAGGCGGGCGCCGAGTCCGTTAAGCGTCGCCTGGGGCTGCAACCATGAGCACCGGCGTCACCGTAGACTTCAACGCCAACCTGGCCCGCTTCACCAGCGGCGTCGACAAGGCGATCGCGGATCTCAACAAGTTCCAGAGCAACGCCGAGCGCATCAGCGGCAATATTTCCAAGGCCTTTGGCGCCCTCGGTGTCGGGCTGGGCGTCGGCGCCTTCGCCGCCTTCATCAAGGGCACCGTCGACGCCCAGGATCACCTGAACGACCTGTCCAAGACCACCCGCCTCAGTGTCGAGCAGCTCGCCGGCCTGTCGCTCGCCGCAAAGAAGTCAGGTAGCGATCTCGACGGCACCGCCAAGGCCATCAATAAGCTCGCCGTCGAGATGGGCAAGGACGGCGAGAAGTTTGCCGCCCTCGGCGTCAATGCCAAAAGCCCGCTGGAGGCCTTCGCCCAGCTCGCCGACGTCATGAACGCGATCGACGACCCGCAAAAGCGTGCCGCCGTGGGCGCGGTGGCGCTGGGTAAGTCCTGGCAGGAATCGGCACCGCTGATGGCCGAGGGCGGCAAGGCCATCCGCGACATGATCGAAGAAGGGCAGAAGCTGTCCAAAGTCACCGCCGAAAGCGCCAAACGCGCCGACGAGTTCAACGACAAATGGGAAGACCTGAAAGCCACCGCCGGCGGCTGGGGCGTGGCCATCGCCAATCCCATCGTCGAGGGCCTGCTCAAAATCACCAACGCACTGGAAATGGAGGTCAAGAAAAAGCCGGGCTCGATTGCCGAATTCCTTTTTGGTCCGGAGCGAGTCCGTGGTTGGACGGGCCCAAAGGATGAACATGGATTGCCACTACTAACTTCCCCTGGCGCGCCCGCCCCCGATCCCGGCAAGCCATCCGCTGCCGCGGTCAAAAAATTCATTGGCGGCGAAAGCGCCGGCAAGACCGGCAAGACCGACCTGCAGCGAATGGTCGAGCTAGGCCAGAAAAACCTTTACGCAGGCCTGGACAGCGAAGAAGACATGCGACTTCTGGCAGAAAAGCGAGCCTTGGAAGACACCCGCAAGGAATTCGAAGCGCTGCAGCGCATGCTCAAGCAGGGCCAGGACAACGAACTGGCCGCCTATTACGAAACCGCCGGCGAAGAAACCATGCGCCTGGTCGCTGAGCAGCGCAATCTGCAAGACGCCATCAAGAACAACAACGACATGGCGAAAGACCTCGGCTTCACCTTCGCCAGTGCCGCCGAAGACGCCATCCTGAAATGGGAAAGCGTGGGCGACGTGCTGCGCGGCCTGGGGCAGGACGTGGCGCGCATCTTCCTGCGCTCGACGATCACCGAGCCGCTGGGCAATTCCCTGGCCGGCGCCTTCAAAGGCATGGGCGGCGGCAGCGGCCTGCTGTCCGGCATCAAGAACATGTTCACCTTCGACGGCGGCGGCTACACCGGCATGGGCGCGCGCTCGGGCGGCCTCGATGGCAAAGGCGGCTTCATGGCGGTGCTGCACCCGAACGAAACCGTTACCGACCACACCAAGGGCGGCGCTACCGGCGGCGTCACCATTGTGCAAAACATCAACATCGATTCGCGCAGCGATCAGGGCACCATTGCGGCGGCCATGGTGCAAGCCAAGAATGCCGCCGTTGCTGAAGTGCATAACGCCATGCGGCGGGGTGCCTGGGCATGACAATCCTGACTTGGCCGACGCTGTCGCGCGCCGCCCCGCGCCAGGTGCGCTGGGGCCTGGTGTCCAACACCATGAGCTTCAGCTCGCCGCTCTCTGGCGCCATGCAAACGGTTGAAATGCCCGGCGCGCGCTGGCGCTGTTCCTTCGTCATGGAAAACCTCGTCGAGGATGATTCGGCGCTGCTGCAGGCCATGCTGGTGCAGTTGCGCGGGCAGTCCAACCGCCTGCTGCTGCATAACTTCGCGCGGCCCACGCCACGCGGCACCGCCACCGGCACGCCGTTGGTCAAAGGCGCCAGCCAGACCGGCGCCTCGCTCGATACCGATGGCTGGACGGCCGGCATCACCGCGCTCAAAGCCGGCGATTTCTTCGGTGTCAATGGCGAGCTGAAGATGGTCACCGCCGACGCTGTGGCCGATGGCTCGGGCAACGCCACGATCAGCTTCGAGCCGCCGCTGCGGTCCTCGCCGGCCGACAACGCCGCCATCACCACCACCCGGCCGCTGGCGATCTTCATGCTATCCAGCCCGGATTCCGGGTGGGACACCGCGCCTTACCTGAAAACCAACGTGCCGATCGACCTGATCGAGAACTGGTCATGAGCCGCGATCTCACCACCGATGCCGAAAACGCCCTGGCCGCCGGCCATGTGCGCTTTCTGGTGTTCGTCGAAATGGATTTTTCCTCGGGCATGCTGCGGGTCAATAACTCCGCCATCAATCTCGACTGGAACGGCTATTCCTGGCTCGGTGTCGGGCGCCTGGGCGGCGTCGATCCGGTGCGCGAAGGCTCCGGCCTGGAATCGGTCGGGCTCGCCTTTCGTGTCTCCGGCGTGCCGGCGGCCAATGTCGCCACGGCGCTGGGCACGCACTATCAGGGCCGCCGCTGCCGCATGTGGCTGGCGCCGCTCACCGCAGGGCATGTGGTGATCCCTGATCCGGCGCTGGTGTTTTGGGGCCGGCTCGACACCATGGATATCGAGCTGGGGCAAACCGCCACCATCAACGTCAGCGCCGAATCGCGCCTGGCCGCGTGGGATCGTCCCAATGTTCGCCGCTACAACCACGAAGACCAGCAGATCGACTACCCCGGCGACAAGTTCTTCGAGTTCGTGCCGCAGATGGTCGATCGCCTGCTGGTGTGGGGCAGCTGATGGCGCGCCGCGTCGATTGGCCGGACGTGCTGGCCGCCGAGATCGAGGCCGCCCGCGTGCAGGCGTATGTACTCGGCACGCACGATTGTCTGCGCTTCACCTGCCGCTGCATCGAGGCCATGACCGGCGTCGACTACTGGCCGCGCTTTGCCGGGTACCACACGCGCCGCGAGGCCCTGCGCACCATTGCCAAAATCGCCCCGACACTGGCCGGCGCCGTCGATATCGTGTTGGGCCAGGCCATGCGCCCGGCGCCCTTCGCGCATCGCGGCGACGTGGTGCTGTTTCACGATGCTGCAGGCGATCACCTTGGCGTGTGCGTCGGCCTCAAGGCGGCCGTGCTGGGCGAGGCGGGTCTTGCCTTCGTGCGTCTCGATCACCCCGGCGTCATGGGTTGCTGGAGGGTCGACTAATGCCTGCCGCCGTAGCCGCCGCCATCGCCGCCGATGCCATTGGCACCTACGTGGCCGAGGCCGTCATCTTTGATCTGGTGGCCGCCACCACGCTGGATTGGGTGGCCACCTATGCGGTGATCCAGGCCGGCGCCAGCTTCGTGTCCGGCGCCGTGTTGCGCGGGGCACTGTCTGGTGGCGCGGAAGACGCGCCATCCTCGCCCAGCTTCACTATGCAGGCGCAGGCGCGCACCCATGTGATTCGCAGCGCCGTCGCCAATCGCAACATTGTCTATGGCCGTGCCATGGTCAGCGGCCCGCTGGTCTTTGCCGCCGCCAGCGCCGACAACCAGACGCTGCACCTGGTGATCGCCATCGCCGGCCATGAGATCGATGCCGTCGAAGACATCTATTTCAACGACGAAGCCATCGGCGCCCGCGATGCCGACGGCAATGTCACCGCCGGCACGTTCTCCGGGTATGCGCAGGTGGTGGCACACCTGGGCGCCACCGATCAGGTGGCCGATCCTGTTCTCGTTGCCGCTGGCGTCGATTGGACCACCGAGCATCGCGGCCGGGGCGTGGCTTACCTGTATTGCCGGCTCAGCTGGAGCCGCGACGTGTATCCGCGCGGCATTCCCAACATCAAGGCCCTGGTGCGCGGCAAAAAACTGTTCGACCCGCGCGACGACAGCACTATCTGGAGCGAGAACTGGGCGCTGGCCTGCCGCGACTATCTGGCGTACAGCGGCGGC